ACTTCGATGATCCGAAGGCATTTGTAGACCCAGAAAGCGGAAAGAAAAAACCAGTATACAGATGGAATTACGAACCCTTAACTGAAAAAGTTTACGAAGCTCATATAAATGGAAATTTATCCATTGGTATTCAACCTTGTAATGAAAACAAAGAAGTAAGATTTGGCGTTATAGATGTGGACCCTAAAGACTATGACGATTTTAATAAAAAATTTTTTATAGACGTAATACAAAATTATCAATTACCTTTAATACCTATTGAATCTAAAAGTGGTGGATTACATTTATGTTTATTTATGGACCACTTTACAGATGCAAAAGCGGTTAAATCTTTTTTAAGTAATCTATTACCATTATTTAAATTAAAACCAGATTGTGAAGTATTTCCTAAACAAACAGAATTAACAACGGACGAGGAAACAGGGAACTTAAAACCAGGACAATTTATAAATCTCCCTTACTATGGTGGTAAGAGAAGAGCATTAAACGTAGACGGAACACCATTTGATATTGAAAAATTTTTAAAAGTAGTAGAAGCTAATTTAGTTTCTAAAGAAGACTTAACAAAAATTACAGAAAATATAGATCAAAAAATATATCAAGGAGTTGATGGAGATTTATTAGATGGCCCACCATGTCTAGCAGATATATCTAAGGTATCTAATAAAGAAGGATTTGATGGTAAAGATAGATTTATGTACAACTATCATGTCTTTGCTAAGATGAAATACCCTGATGGATGGGAGCAGAAAGTCAAGAATGCTCCAGTTAAATTTTTTGAAGAACGACATGCAAATGCATGGGATGATAAGATCTTAAGTGCTAAATTAAAATCCTGGAAGAGATCCGACAAGGGATATACTTGTACTCAAAGTCCACTAGCTGACTTTTGTAAGAAGGGTATATGTGTTAAAAAAAGATTTGGGGTGTTAGCTGGATCAAAGGGATCCTATCCCATACTGACTAACCTAAGAAAGATAGAAATTTTTGAAGAACCAGAATACGAATTTGACGTTACTAAACCAGACGGTATTGCAACAGCAACAGTGCATTGTAAATCAATTGAACATTTAAATGATCAACGTAAACGTAGAAATGCAATAGCAAAAGCTGCAGGATTTTTACCACCACTTATTAAAGGTGAAGAAGAACAAACAGTAATGGATGAATTATATAAAACACAGAAAGCTGTACAACCACCTATAGGTACATCTCCTAAAGAAAAACTACATGATGTATTACATGCAAAAATTAATGGGCCTAAAGCATCCACAGATGCAGCATTTAAAAGTGGTTCAGTATTAATAGAAGGTGACTATGCATTTTTTAAATTTGAAAAATTTTTTGATAGATTAAGAGCTAAAGATTGGAAATATAAAGAAGAAAAAACAGGACGTATAATGGAGACTACATACAGGGAGTGTGAGATACAATTCTTAGACCAGAAAAGATTTCCATCTAAAGAATCTGGTAAATATAATTCTTCTACTAAGAATGTAATACAAATAAACATAAAATCATTTGAAGAAGTACCAATATACCATACCAAAATAAAACATAAGACGGAGATAATGTGATTAGTAGAAAAATATACGGGCCTCCGGGAACAGGGAAAACAACTAAACTTATTAATTACGTTAAAACATTTTATAAGTTGGGAACACCTTTAGATAAAATTGGTTATTTTGCTTTTACAACTAAAGCAGCTAATGAAGCTATAGATAGAATGTTAGATGCATACAAAGATTTACAGAAAAAAGATTTAAAACATTTTAGAACTTTACACTCACTTGCTTTTAATAGACTGGGTATGAAAAAAGCACAGGTTATGCAGGACGAACATTACGAAGATATAGGGGGAAAATTAGGTATTGAAGTAACTGTATATTCTAATGGCCAAGAAACCACGGGATTTGTAGATTCTAATAGTGAATATTTTAATTTAATAAATGCAGCTAGAATAAAAGAAATTTCTATAGAGGATGAGTACAATACTGGAATGTATTCTTATGAACTAGAAAAAAATTTATTATATATTTTAGAGCAAGAATTAAATAACTACAAAGATTCCTTCAAGTTATATGATTTTACGGATATGATTGAAAAATTTAATGTGGCTAAATTGTGTCCGAAATATGATGTAATTTTTGTTGATGAAGCACAGGATTTATCTCCAATACAATGGAAAATGGTAGATATTCTGCGGGAAAATTCTAAATATGTTATACTAGCTGGCGATGATGATCAAGCTATTTATGGCTGGGCCGGTGCAGATGTGCTTAAATTTATAGCTACACAGGCTAAAAAAGACATTATTTTGCCACAATCTTACAGAGTTCCTAGGAATGTACAGGACATAGCTAATAAAATATTAGATCGAATTCCAGACGACAGAAAAGTTAAAAAAAATTGGAAGTCAAGAGATGAAGAAGGAAAAGTTAATTACATCACAACGATTGATGATGCGCCTTTATATGAAGGAAACTGGTTAGTGTTAGCTAGAACAAACGATAGATTAGAAAAATTAAAACCTTTATTAAAAGATATGGGAATTTATTTTCAATTTAAGGGACGTAAAAGTTTTACAGCGTCCTTGTTTAGAAGCATTCTAAACTACACAAGATGGCAAAATAAAGGGGATAAATTATCTTTAAGTGAATTAAAAGATATTTTTGAATGCACTCAATCTTACCATACTTTAAGAGAAGAAAGATTATATGACCTTAAAGAATTTGGATTTAGTAATACTGAGAGGTGGTATGATGTGTTTAAAATTAATCCAGATGAATGTTTATACGTAAGAGAAATGTTAAGACAGGAAGAAAATTTACATAAAGATGCAAGAGTACAATTATCTACAATTCATTCTGCAAAAGGGGGACAGGCCGATAATGTTTTATTAATTTTAGATAATACAAAAACAATTAGAGAAGCAACAGAAAAAAGTGATGATAAACACGATGAAGAACATAGGGTTTGGTATGTGGGTGTAACACGTACAAAACAAAATTTATATATAATGACAGCTAAAAGGGAGGATAGAGGATATGACATCGAAAGTTTGGGATAAACAACACGGCGGATCACATTATCAAAATTTTAAAATTCAACCAAGTAAATTTGTAGTTGAAAATGAATTGCTTTTTCCAGAGGGATGCGCTATAAAATACATCTGCCGTCACCGGTTGAAAGGAAAAAAGGAAGATATATTGAAGGCTATACACTTTTTAGAAATGATACTTGAAAGAGATTATCCTGAAAAAGAAATTCCAAAAGAAAGTGAATTAGAAGATAAAGATAACTCATGGGGGATCATAACAAAATGAAGATTCCTAAATTTGAAGCACAGACAGAGTGGGTTAAACCTACAGAATTTCCAGACTTAAGACAAGTAGATGAAATAGCAATAGACTTAGAAACAAAAGATCCTGATCTAATAAAGAAAGGATCTGGTTCTGTTATTGGTAATGGTGATGTAATTGGTATTGCTGTTGCAACTAAACATTACAAAGGATACTTTCCTATTGGTCATGAAGGTGGTGGTAACATGGACCGACAAAGAGTTTTAGGTTGGCTTAAAGATATATTAGAATCCCCATCAACAAAAATTTTTCACAATGCAATGTATGATGTCTGTTGGCTACGTGCATTAGGATTTAAAATAAATGGCGACATTGTTTGTACAATGATAGCTGCAGCAATTACAGATGAGAATAGATTTAGATATGATCTTAATAGTTTGTCATGGCATTACCTGGGTTATGGTAAGAATGAAGCTGCACTAGCAGAAGCTGCAGAAGAATGGGGTATTGATCCTAAAGCTGAGATGTACAAACTACCTGCTATGCATGTTGGATCTTATGCAGAAAGAGATGCTGAAGTAACCTTTGGTTTATGGCAGGAGATGAAGAAAGAGATTATTAGTCAGGATTTAGAGGACATATTTGACTTAGAGACAGAACTGTTTCCGTGCCTGGTTGACATGAGATTTAAAGGTGTGCGTGTTGATGTAGACAAAGCACATAAAATGAAGACAGAATTTAAAAAAGCAGAACACGAATTATTAAATAAAATAAAAGGTGAAACAAATATTGACACACAGATATGGGCTGCAAGATCTATTGCAAATGTATTTGATATGTTAAGACTAGAGTATCCACGTACAGAAAAAACAGAAGCACCATCATTTACTAAAAATTTTTTACAAGAACATAAACATCCTGTTGTCAATATGATTGCACAAGCAAGAGAGATAAACAAAGCACACACAACTTTTATAGATTCTATTCTTAGATACGAACACAAGGGTAGAATACATGCTGAAATTAATCAGCTTAGATCACAAACCGGGGGCACCGTAACAGGAAGATTTAGTTATCAAAATCCAAACCTTCAACAAATTCCTGCAAGGAACAAAGATTTAGGACCAAAGATTAGATCTTTATTTATTCCTGAAGAAGGTTGTAAGTGGGGAGTATTTGATTACTCACAACAAGAACCAAGATTAGTAGTACACTATGCATCACTATATAAATTACCATCAGTCTATGATGTAATTGATGCATATAACACAGACTCAAACGCAGATTTCCATCAAACAGTAGCAGACATGGCTCAGATACCACGTTCACAAGCAAAGACAATTAACCTTGGACTATTCTATGGAATGGGTAAGGCTAAACTTCAAGCAGAATTAGGTGTTACTAAAGAAAAAGCTGCAGAATTATTTAATACCTATCATCAAAGAGTACCGTTTGTTAAACAGTTGATGGAGAAAGCTTCTAACAGAGCACAGGACAGAGGACAGATAAGAACTTTACTAGGTAGACTATGTAGGTTTCATTTATGGGAACCTAATCAATTTGGTATGCATAAAGCATTGCCTCACGAAGAAGCACTCAGGGAACATGGACCAGGGATTAGAAGAGCTTATACCTATAAATCTTTAAATAAATTAATTCAAGGTAGTGCTGCAGACATGACAAAAAAATCTATGTTAGAATTATATAAGGAAGGAATAATACCACATATACAAATTCATGATGAATTAGATTTGTCGATTGAAAATGACGCACAGGCAAAAAAAATTATTGAGATTATGGAGCAGGCTGTTACACTTGAAGTCCCAAATAAAGTTGATTATGAATCAGGTGACAATTGGGGGGAGATAAATGATTAATGGCTTATTTAAATGCAAACATACCTGTTATAGAATGTTATGTCCGAGGTAATTATCTAAGAGATCAAAGAGATTCACACGATAAATACTTTGAATGTACTATATTTGGTTTTAGTTCTATTCCTAATTCTACACCTTTATTTCATTTTATGATGTCAGATGGTGGTCTATGGTGGCGAGCACCTATCTCAGCCTTTTGTAAAAAACCTAACGTTAAAGAGTTACCATTAGATGAGCTTATGATGTGGGATTGTTTTAGTTACAACGTGGCTGTTACAACTTTTTATGAATTAGCTGGATGTAAAGTAAAATATATATCAAGACGTAAAGTTAAAAGAGAAGGAACATATTTGTTTACAATTGATTGGTGTGGTGGAGACTTCAATGAATTAAATTTTGGGTACTCAGAAAAACCAGATCAACATAAATGTGGACACGTAATAGAGCTAGATGATGGAAACTATGCAATACAACCCAATAACAGGCTAAAAGTATTTGATCCATCAATGGGCAATGATCCAAACAAAACCTTGATTAATAGGTTAGTAACTAGTAAAACATGGTCAGTCGAAAAAACTTCTAAGTGGATAACCGACGAGCATGAAGAAGGTATGTATGATTATCAACTTAGAGAACTGGAGGAAAAAAATGATTAAACAATACAAAGATAAATTTATGCTATGGCAATTACATAACAGAAGAGAAATTGTATGTGCTGTTGCAGGATTTATACTAGGTGCTTTAATATTTTAATTTATGCCCTATGAACTTAGTAGATCTGTTAAAGAAAAACATAGTAATGGTACCAGTAGTTGCGTCAGTGATTGTCGGAACGTTTACTGGTGTGCGTTATATTGTTAATCTTACAGATACTATTAATGCATCAGAGCAAGAAATTGTAAATCTTCAAAGAGATTTAGATCAAGCCGAAAAAAATATTACAGATATTAATACAAGATTATCATCAGCCGAAGCAACATGGCAGATGGCAGAAAATCTATACAGACAATTAGCAGATCAAGTCAGAGAACATGACTATGATATTAA